AGATTCAGTCAGGCAGGTCAGTCTACATCCTAGATGTTGACAACTCAGCACGTTCTACTTTGGACTACATCTATCCTGATAAAGATAACATAAAAGTAATTCCTTTGTTAGATGAGATGGATGACAGTATATTCCACGACGACAATAGCATCAACTACATGGCCTTGATTGACAAGACCAAGATGTATGTCAACATCATTGCCGGTCTTATAGAAGAAGGTGAAGATGTAGGCGGTGTTATCTTTGATGGCGGTTCTACTTTCCTAAAGTGGTGTGAGTTTGCTATGAGGCAATCATTACTATCTAAGGGAATCATCGAGAACGAAGATGACTCCTTCAATCAGAAGGAGTGGCGAGAGCGTAACAGGATGAATCGTGATGTAATCACTAGGGTTCATGCTCTACCTGTATCTAAAGTGTTCTTTACTTATCACCTAAAAGCAATTCAGCAGTATATGGATGACGGCACAGGCAAGAAGGTTCTGATGGCCGTAGGCGAAAGGCCGGATTGGGAGAAGGGTACTATGAGAAAGTTTACTCAGCAGATATTCCTATCTAGATACATGAAGAAGGCTGACATGGCCGCAGGTGTCAAGGGCGACAAGAACCTATCCGCAGATGAGTGGGTTGTTCGTGGTGTAGTCGAAGAAATGAAAGGCAGTCACATGGAATTAGTCGGAAGCAAACACGACATCCTAAGAGTGAAAGATGGTAAGGTCACATGGTATGGCCTACCGGCATTAGAGAGTAAGAAGGTCGTAAAGAATGAGTCTACAACTGAGTAAGGATAGTCTGACTTCTTTATTGAAGTTGACTCAAAGGCCGCATAACGTTGCAGGTAAAACTGCGAACCAAGTTAATGCCGTTATGCTAAAAGTAACTTACCCAAAAGTTATGGCTTGCTCCTTAGTCAAAGATGGTTTGTCTAGCGTCAGTCTTTTCACAGTAGGGGCACAGGCAACCGCCTCTCCTAGAGATAATGAAACTACAATAGAAAGCAGTAATGCTTTCATCCCTATCACAGATATAGATGCGGTGCTAGGTGCGTTACAGTATCACGGACAGACAATCACACTCACTCACAAAGAAGGTAGTAAACTTTTGATTAAGTCTAAAAGTAAACAGACTACCTTAACTTGCCATGAAGATGCGTTGGCCTTTCCCCATAGCCCTCAGACATTGAAGGAGTGGTTCGACCAATCGTTAGAAATAGCAGGGAAGATTGGTGCAGAAGGCACGTACATCATGTCTGATGGCACACACCTTGCACCTTTCTGTAAACTACCGGACATAAACGTGACTAGTTTGCATGAAGCACTCAGATGCGTTAACGTCAACAAGCAGAAACTAAACGAGTATAAGTTTGTTGCGAATGATGATGGGGTAAAAGTAATTACAGGTAACGAATTGAAAGGACAGACAGAATACACCTTGATAGATTACTCAGGTGCTATCCATCCTCTACGAATGACATTTGAGGCTACGTTTGGTGGTGGTCTTGATTACCTTACTAAGATTATTAATAAGGAAAAAGTAAATCTATATTTTATAGACATGACACAATATCAACAGGGCGTAAAAATGGTAATGGAGTTTGATGATGATAACTTCATCCTACAATCCTCAATAGGACAGGTGATGATACAATGAATGTAATAGACGAAAATAGTGATATGCCCCGCTCAAGAACGCCCCACTTCCACGAAGTAATAACTAGGTCAAAACTAATATCCGAAGGTGACTTAACTGACACATACGAGATGCTAGTAACTCTTAGGTCAGGCGGTACACAATCATTTCATTGGGTAGGAAAAAACGGAGAAACTTTTGTTGCTAACGTAAAAGTAAGACAAGAGTTAGACCCCCTTTATCGTGACCCCTTATGGTTAGCCGAAAACTATCTTGAAAAAGAAAGAAGTATGGCAGATATAGCAGACCAATTTGGGATTACGCCAACGGCGGTCAATCAATGGCTTAATAAGCATGATATTCCTACTCGTAAGCGAGGAAGGAATACAGATGATAATTGAAACTGTCAGGTCTAACAAGGTTAGAGTTAGATACCGTGATGAGAATAGGCAACGTAAGGTTGCTGACTTTTCCTCTCCTGCCTACTGCTTTGTAGAAAGCAAACACTCTAGTAATTTTGGTGGTACTAAAGAAGCAGGATATACAGGACTATACGGTGAGAACCTTACTAAGATTACAGTACCTAAATCTTTTAACATAAAAGAAATACGTGATGATGCTGAATCTAGAGGTTACAGAACATGGGAAGCAAACGTTCCCTACATCAATAGGGTGATGTCTGATAGAATCCTTAACGGAGAAGAACCTGTACCAAACTACGAACACAGAATATGGTATCTAGATTGCGAATGGAATCCCGTTACAAACGAAATGCGTGTGATGGTAGTTAGAGATTCTTTTAGCGGAAAAGAATATGTGTGGTTCATCAACAAAGGTATAGAGTTGAAGAGGACACATGAAGAATATGGTGGTTACAAATACGAAGAACCTGCAAGGGAGTTTCCTACTGAGAAAGCCATGCTACTAGATTTCCTACGTACTATGGATGACCACGACCCTGATGTTATAGCAGGTTGGTTCGTTGTTGGTGCTGACATAAAGCAAATCATAGAGCGTTGTAACCGCAACGGTCTAGACCCGAAGAGCCTATCCCCTATGCGAAGACTCAGATACGAATACAAAGATTGGTCGCAACCAATCGTAGGTAGGTTGTGTATTGATTTGATGGTGGCGGTATCTAAACTATGGGAGTTGAAGAACGGCAAACTTTCAGGCTATTCTCTAGACAATGTATCGCATGAATTGTTAGGGGAAAAGAAAGTTGAGTTGCCTGACGGACACGACACATTCCTTAGCGACTTGCCGTTGTATCTAGACTACTCTAGAAAAGACGTTGAGTTGCTACCTAAATTAGACGCAAAAGTAAATGCGATAAACTACTATCTCTCTTTACAACACATCGTACAATGTGACATCAGGACTACTCCTTTTATCACTAAGATGTTCAGTTGTCTTGCTTTGCAGGATAAAGAGTTTGGTAGACGAATACCTACTAATCCACAGTTTGCGAAGATAGATTATTCAGGAGCAGATGTCATGGATGTAGAACAAGGTGTTTATGACAACGTAGGTATTCTTGACATAAAAGCAATGTATCATAGCAACGCTTCTCTACACAATATCAGTTGGGAAACTCTAGATGAAAACGGAGATGATTGTGGTAACGGTACAAGATTCTCTAAGGATAACAAAGGGCTTCTAGTAAGGCTCATGGATAAGATGACTGACCTTCGTAACCACTACAAGGGTGAGATGAAATCTGCTACAACCGAAGATGACAAGCAGGTGTTCGATACCATGCAGTTTGCTTGCAAATCCCTAGTCGCTTCTATGTATGGTGTGTGTGGTGATGCTAAGTATGGTATGTATCATCCTGAATTAGCGGCCGCAATCACATTCACTTCTCGACAGACTCTTGATAGACTCAAGCAGATGTCTGAAAGTGTGGGGCTAAAAGTATTATACGGACATACTGATAGCGTATTTGTAAGTTGTGGTAATCGTTCATTCTTGGAAGGTATGATAGATATTATTAACAAAAAACTAAGTCCGATAGAAGTACAGTTTGAGAAGTGGTGCGATAGCATGATACTGATTGCTAAAAACAGATACGCAGGTCTAGTCACATGGACTGACGGGCAAGAGCATTCTGAGAAACTATACATCAAAGGAATAGAAATGAAGCAATCCCGTATGCCACAGGTGATGAAGGATGCGATGCAGGATATTATCTACGGTCTACTCACCAAACAGACGGAGAATGATGTTACCAATCACCTAAAAGTAACTATTGATAGTATTGTGAGCGGTGAAGCAGACCCACTTTCTCTTTGTATGAAAGGTAAATTAGACAGAAATCTACATGAGTACAAAGTCCTATCAGGCACTAGTGCGGGTGCGGCATGGGCTAACGAGTATCTAGGTAAGAATTACAAGCGTGGGTCTTTCTTCAAGGTCACACTAAATGATAAGGGTAAGTATATTGCATTCGATGACCCAAAAGACATTGAGGGTAGATATAACATCGGCTACAAATACATAGCAGACAAGTTTTTGATTAAGAAAGTAACTCCCTACTACGAGATTATGGGTTGGAATACTCAGCCTCTACACAACAGTTTGCAAGGGATAGGACATTTAGCGTGGTTGTAGGATTGTTTATAAGCATGATTAGGGTGGTATATGTATGAGTAGAAGCAGAAAAATGACAGGTAAGAGGACTGTAAAGCAGGTAGATGCACGTGTAAGCGAGTTATCCACTCAGCAAGACGCAGTAATCAACAAATTAGATGCACTAGGAATGGAGTTTGCGGGGTTCGCTCAAGCGGCCGCTAACGATATACTCAAACTAAATCATTTAATCTACGCTATGCTAGACAAAGAAGGATTGATAACAAAGATAACTTGTGCTAATTGTAAAGAAGAAGTAATTAGACCTGAATTAGACGGTGTGGAGCAATCAGATTCTTGCCCCCATTGCGGTCAGAATCTACATAACTCTACACAAGTTAGTCTGAATGAGGTTGATTTAGTAGAAGAAGAAGAGTGATGATATGCCTCTCGCTACCGCAGAACAGAAAGAAGCCTCTTCTTACATTCCTGCGGATGCTGATAACCTAAGAATAAGTAAGTCATCCCTGATGACGTACATAATGTGTCCTAGACAATACTATTGGAAATACTGTGCAGGGCTACCTTCCGCACCCGCTAGTGAAGCGGCCATACGTGGTGGCAGGGTTCATCAGGTTATGGAAGATGGCCTTCTCAAAGGCTCACACACAATCAAAGAGTCTGCGATAGCCAACGAAGTAGAAGGCGACATGGGAGTTGAAACCTTAGAAATATTATTACATCAGATAGCACATGACTTGGGTTCTTTTGAGATAGTAGAAGCAGAAGTAAAACACGAAATATATGAAAACTATCGAGGTAAAAGTATTATTTGGGTAGGTATGATTGACGGGCTTATCCGAGTAGAAGGTCTAGGGCTAGTTATTGTTGAGTTAAAAACAGGTAAGATGAATACAGGCAAACTTGCAAGGACTAGAAAAGAATTAATCTACTATCGTAGAATGTTACAGTTACTTGAAAAGTATGAAGAGCCTACACATTTCCTATACATATCTCCTGACTACGAAATAGACATTAACGACAAGTTATTGTTGGAAGAAAACAAACGTGGTAAGAAACTATGGCTTGGGCCTGAGCAGGGAATTGCAATTTTAGAGCCAATAGGTAAACGTAGTATAAATGCTTTTGAGGAATCTTTAAGTGTTCTTCTTC